CCGATATCATTTCAAAGGTCATATCGGAGACATAATACATTGACAATATTATCTTGTGCTTGTCATCCGGCAACTTGTCAATCAACCCCCTTGCTTCAGACTTTAATTCCATCAGCTTTATGATATCTAAATTTATCTGTTCCTTTAGCTCTAGCATTTTTATTACAGCATTTTCTATTCCACCACTGCCTCCACCTTGCACTCTTTCGCTAAATCCTGCATTTACTTTTGTTGTCAATGCGGCCATTCGTTCTTGTTCTAGGAGTTTAGCTTTTAACATGTTGTCTAAGGTTTTCAACTGCCTTAAATATTCTTTTGCTGTCATTTTTCACCCTCTCTCCCATTCTGGGCATATCATCTTATCATCTACAAAGTCCCCGCATTGGTCGCTTCTTGTGCAAACACATACCCCTGCGTGCTCGAATTGTTCTTTGTACCACACACAATTTTTACATGCTTTACTGCTGTCTTTTTCCGCCTTAATCCTTCTCAGTTGTCTATCAAGCTTTTGCCGCATTATTTTCTCAACAAACTCCTCATCATCTTCATCAAAAAGCATCTGCATTAGCATAATTTTAACATCTGCTATCTCTTCAAGCACCGCCCTTGAGTGCTCTTCCTTGCCTTTAAGGATATCTTTCTGCAAAGCCACTATAAGCTCTGCAAGCTCTTCGATTGTCTTAGATTTTTGATGCAGCATTCCGTAATGCTGTAATATTTGCCTTGCCAGTCCTTCAATCATGCCAACTCCTTCTCCAGTGCCTCCAATATGTCAGCCACCCTCTTCTCTCCTAGGCCTTTTATACTTAAAAGAACCTTTTGTATTTCCGTTATATCTATTCCCGGTACGGACTTTACTCCTTCAGCGTAGCCACTCTTGTATATCTCTTGCAAATACAAATTCATTTGATTATGGTCCATCTTTCTTATGTTCTGATACTCCTTGCGATTTATCACTATATCTTTTTGTATCGCCATCTAATCCTCCTTTGCTTTAACATCTTGTTTAGCTCCTGATAAGCTTCTGAAATTTTATCACTACTCATGCTCTATACCCCTTGTAGCTATTTCACCACCGCATGCAGCGTATCCTATCAGGTCTATCCAACTGTCAACGCTTTCAAATGCACTGCCTTGCAGTCTTGCAATTTTGAAAAGACACATCATCACAGCCACATCGTATGATGTCACATACATTTTCCCAAGATACGCATTCCAAAGCGTTGCTATTCTTAGAAAATTATCCTCCGGCTCTCCGTACTGTAAATTTCTGTCACTGCATACGCACTTCTCTGCTTCTGCTAAAATCTCTTTTCTTGTCATTCGTTAAGCACCGTCCTGTATATTGCTGTTTTTCCATCTTTTGACTTTAAAATAACCATTCTAGGAAAGCCATGATTTACCCAGCCGCAAGGGTTGTACTCTGCTTTTTCAACCACAAGACCGGTCTTATGACCTTCCTCACACTTTTTCGCTTGCTTACGGTCGCTAAAGTCACTACCGCATATTTCGCAACGATAAACTGTACGTTCCTCCATTACTCCTACTCCTTTACTCGTGTAGCAAACGCTAATCCTAAAAACTCCTCAACCTCTTTTATGTAAACGATGTCGCTATTTTCACCGGCATAATATCTTAGGCCTTGCCCGAACGGTTTTATAAGTTTCTCATCTACAAAAATTGATTTACCATCTTTCGTCTTAAATTCTTTCAGCTGTCTTCCGTCCGGGAGAATCTTTATTACCTTTGTATCTGTCAGCTGGTCTGCAGTCTCCGCATTTTTGAAAATATCATCTACCCTCGTGTTACCGACTCCGACAAGCGCCTGGCTCAGTAAATAGTACTTCTCAGGTATCAAATATATTGATATCCCTTTATATATAAGCGGTATATAATTATTTCCGTCTATCGTGATAGCACTATAAATTCTATAGTCCGCTGCTTTGCCTGTAATTTTTGACTTACAAATGTTTTTTACAGCATCCGCCTGTATTTTTCCAAAATCTATCATTTTTTCAATCTCTCCTTTACTTCTTGTATTCTGGCTTTTAAGCTGTCAAGCAAGGCCTGCTGTGTATCGCTCTTACCCTCAAGTGCTTTGGCCACGTCCTCATCACGCTTACCCTTTACGAGTAATTGATGAACTATAACCTTTTGCTTTTGTCCTTGTCTGTGAAGTCTTTTAAGTGCCTGTTGGTACAGCTCTAAGGACCAGTTAAGGCCAAACCATATCATGTGATTACCGCCGTCCTGTAAATTAAGCCCGTAGGCTGCACTTGCAGGATGTGCAAGCAGTAACTCTATTTTGCCGTCATTCCAGTCTTTTTGATCCTGTACGGTCTTTAACTCTCTGCACTGCGGGAACTCTTTCATGATTCGTTCTTTATCGTGCTGGAAGCTGTAGAATAATAAAATATTATGGCCTTTCAGTGATTCTATAATCTCTTTCAGTGCGTCCATCTTGCAGTCGTGTATGTGATGAACCCCTCTGTCTTCGTCATACACCGCCCCATTGCAAAGCTGTAAAAGCTTATTTGAAAGTGCAGCGCCGTTTGTAGCAGATATTTCCCCATCAGGAATTTGCAGAATATATTCTGTTTCAAATTCTCTGTAAGCTTTATCGGCCTTGGCGTCTAAAACCACATACATTGGATTTATAACAAGGTCAGGAAGCTCCAAATAATCACTCGCCTGCATTGATATGCAAAGGTCTGACAACTCTTTGGATATAAGTTCTTTGGCTCCGTCTTTAGGCGTGTAGTTCTGCCTCCCTGATGCATCCGCTGTGTAACTGTCAAAATACCTGTTACGGTACTGAGTAATAGTCTTATAAAGCCTTTGCCCTTTATCAAGCAAATATACTTGCGCCCATAAATCCATTAAGCCGTTAGGTGCCGGAGTTCCTGTAAGCCCTATAATTCTATCTATCCTTGGTCTTATAGCCTTTAAATCCTTAAATCTCTTTGCTTCTCTGCTCTTAAAACTTGAAAGCTCATCAATAACCACCGTATCAAAAGGCCAATCATTTTTGTAATAATCCACAAGCCATGATACATTTTCACGGTTTATAACGTAGATGTCTGCAGGTGTACAAAGTGCTCTAATCCTCTTTGCGCTACTGCCAAGGCAGGTGCTTATTCTTAAATGCTTTAAGTGATCCCACTTACCGGCTTCAAGTGCCCAAGTTCCCTCCGCAACCTTTTTCGGCGCTATGACTAAGGCTTTTGAAATCTCAAAACGGTTATAAAGTAAATCATTAAGGGCGGTTAAAGTTATTACAGTCTTTCCAAGCCCCATATCAAGAAACAGCCCAATTTCTTTTTGCGATATTATCCTCTCAATGCAGTATCTTTGATAATTATGTGCTTTGAATATCATTTAAAAACTTATCCACTCCCTCCTTGCTGTCGATTACCGACACGTTACAACCTAAGTCTTTAAGCCTGCCTATCTGCCTGTTCTGCAGTTGGCTAGTTTTTCCTCCGGGTCTCTTAAGCTCTATGAAATAAATCCTGTTTCCCGGCAATACTATCAGCCTGTCAGGTACTCCCGCATTGCCTGGAGATGTAAACTTAAAAGCTATGCCTCCCAGTCTTTTCACTCCAAGCCTTAAATATTCTTCGATCTCTCGTTCTCTCATTTCCTCAACCGCCAAAACCAATTGTTTATATCATCTTCTTGCTGATGAAAAGTTTCCACGCCTAAATTTTTTCTTGCCACTTTGAATTCACTTTTCTTAAAGCCTGTCTTTTTAAATTCAGTTCTTATCCAATCTACTAAATGCCATTCTCCGTCTTTTAACTGATCGGCTAACCAATCTTCACAACTCATATTTTTATTCTCCGTTTTTTTCCCAGACAGGGGCAACTTTGACGCTTTTCCCTATATATATATATGTATTAGGGGTATATATACGGTATATAGTGTCTATTTTATATAGTTATATACTTAATGTTGCTGTTGCCCTTATACTACAAACCCTTATAAATCAAGGCTTTAGGGGGCAACATTGGGGCAACATTCTAATTGTCAATGTTGCCCCAATAAAATTTTAGAATGTTGCCCTTATGCCCTAATGTTGCCCCTGAATGTTGCCCCTTAAAATCCAACATTTTTGTATCCTCTTTGATCTCCGTGGCATCCGAATTTCATAACTTTGGCGTTATATTCAAACCCGTCTAGGCTACTCAAAATATTATTTATTTCTATTGTATCTTGCCTTCTTGCCGTGCTTGCGTCTTTGCCAAAACACTCTGTCCAGATCTCAGCAGCGCATATCCTATCTCTTTTTACAGTATTACCCTTGTATGTTTTGTACTCAAAGGACCAGTAAGCTCTTCTTTGTTCCAAGCTGTAAGTGTTCCATCCTTCCGGTACTTCTTTTTCTACAAAGCTTCTTACCATGCCTGTCTTAATAGAAACCTCTCTGTGCTCTTCCTGTACAAGCCTTGCCATGGCCTCTATATCTTTTGGTAGATGCAACTTCTCTCCTAACTGCCAGTAAAAGTATGCTTCCGCCCATATCCGGTCTCTTTCTTTTGGAAGGTCATTAAAAACAGATTTTGTGGTCTTAAGTGGGTCCGCATCAACCGGCCAAAACCTACGGCTCCCCGTCGGGTCCCTTAAATACTCGCTATCGTTTGTCGTTCCAAAAAATACGCACTTTCTGGGAAATTGTGCTGTTCTTCTTCCATATGCTTCTCTGTATATATCGTCAGTCTTTGAAAGAAATTGTTTTACCGTATTAGTCTCTGACTTAGACATACCACTAAGCTCTCCGACTTCTACTATCCATCTACCTTGTATAAGCTCTGCTGCTTCCTTACCTTCAAAAGTCATAAGACTATCGGAAAACCACTCACCGCCCAGTGTCGCAAAGAATGTACTTTTACCTATGCCCTGTGCCCCCGATACAATTACCATATTGTCAAACTTTGCACCCGGTTGCATTACCCTTGTAACTGCTGCAACGAAAGATTTTCTCGTAACTGCTTTTATATAAAGACTGTTTTCAGCCCCGAAATAGTCTATAAATAGGCTCTCAAGTCTTTGTACACCGTCCCAACTAAGTCCTGTTAAATAGTCCTTAACGCTGTTAAACGCATGCTTGTGGGCACACAAAGCAGTCGCATCATATATCTTATCTTTACCTGTGATACCGTAAACGCTTTCCAGATACCACCTAAGGCCTGCATCGTCTGTGTCATTCCACTGTCTTTTTTCTTCTTCTCCATTCCAGGGAAGCGCCCCAAGTGCAACGCCTCTGCAGGCAAAATCATCAAGCGCTATTTTATCCTTTAGCAGCGGATCATTGTCAAGAATCAGGCTTATATTGCCTATTGTCTTTTCTACCGCCCCGTTGCCGTTGATTTTAAGCCCTGACATCCAGTCGCTATTATCGTCTGTTATGCCGGTTTTAAACTCTCCGCTTGCCTCTTCGTACCTCTCTTTAGTTAAAAGCACAGATACCTCTTTAATGCCCCTTACAAGCTCTGCCATTGCAAAATAAGAAGGTAATTTATTTGTCGGTGTATCCGGCTTTGTATCCGCATCCAAGTCACTGAACTTATGAAGTCTTACAAGGTCCCAAGCATTGCACAGTCTTCCGCTTGCAGGATCTGTAGCATGATGCGAATATAGCCACAGCCCATTATATACGATTGCACCTCCTGACGTTGAACCTCCTGAGTAAGTATATCTGTCCTCGTGTTCTGTGCTTAAGTAAGCCCCCGGAATAAGTTCATCCATTGCCCTGTAGATGTCGTAAGTTCTACAAAAAGCACCTATGATTCCGCCTTTTTCTCTTGGATCCTGCTGCTTATCAGCCAAGTGTGTGTACTTTTGTGCTTCGTTTGGTACAAGTGGCCACTCTAAGTGGTTGTGCCAGTCTTTGTACATTGCCAACACGCCTTTAGGATCTAAGAATCCACCGTCAAGAACTTTAAAAACATATATACTATCACTGCTACAGCTTGCGTTGTACATAAGCCTTGAAGCTTGGAATGTTGTTGGGTCTGCCCATTCTATCCCTATAAGCTCCGCAACTTTTCTTGCTATTGGCTCATACTCTTCAGCTGTTACAGTGTTTGCGAGCGGAATAATTACTCTGAGTCTCGGTCTTGCGAGTTCGTGTTTTCTAGTGCTGTGCACTAAAAGAGCACAGCCGAGCAGGGATATTTTCTTTAAAACCTCTTCTGTCATTCCGCTTGGAATATTATCGAGGTCAAGCGTAACTAAATCCCTGCTCTCTACGCTTCTTGCACCTCTACGGCCGTTTATGAGAGCACCACCCACATAACCGCCTACATCCTTAAGTTCATCCTGCTTTGATTTAGGAAGGCTTAAGAAGTGTTCCAGTGTCTCAGGCGACCTTACAGGATTTTCTAATTTTTTTATAAATTCAGACCACCATATTGTCTGTCTCTGCCATTTGGTAGAGAAGCGACTGGCAGCAATGGAAATAGTTAGCTTTTTATCCGTCATAATTTAGTCCTTCTTATAAAACATTGATTCAAAACCGTCACCGCGCAGTATCAGCCCTTGTGCCCATGGTACGGGCTCAGCCATTATGTCAGTCAACTCTTTAAGTTCTCTATTCGCAGGGCTGTCAACTACCATTTCATCATGTATATGCATTACCACCTTAAACCCTTTAGCTGCAGTCTTTTTCATACTTAGCGCCAAACAATCTCTTGCTATTGCCTGCACTATGTTCTCGACTATTTTTCCGCCGTAGGTTCCTATTTCGCCCCATTTTTTAGTGCCTTGCTCAACGCCCATGTAAAACATTTGCTCTTTGCCTTTTTCATTGATTTTTAGCGTGGGATTTATATAGAATAATTCTCTGCCGGACGGCAAAGTAACAATCATAAAGTTATCTGTTTTTCTGAAAGTACAGCCGTTTACGTTTTGTGCCATGCCTGTACGAACTGCAGTAAGAACCGCACTTTCGCACCTGTACCAAAGCTCCACTATCCTCTTATTGGATCCTCTCCATCTTGCAACGATATCAAATAACTCATCGTCACTAAGTCCCATCTTGTCAGCTCCCATAGCCTTTAAAGCCCCAACGTGGCCTTGATATCCTAGGGCAAGCTCCGCAATCTTTCCTTTTTGCCTGAGTTCATATTCAGGATTACCTTTTTTAATCCTGTCTATAGGTACTCCAAACATGGCAGACGCTGAAGCTTCGTAAATCTTACCGTGTGTAGCAAATACTTCCTGTCTCCAACTCTCCCCGGATAGCCAAGCGATTACCCTTGCCTCTATAGCAGAGAAGTCTGCAACGATAAATTTATTGCCCTGTGCAGGAATAAAAGTAGTTCTTATAAGCTGTGATAAGGTGTCAGGAATATTACCGAATACCATTTTTAAGCTGTCTAAATCCTTTGCCTTAACTAGATCCCTTGCGAGTTCTATCATATCCATGTGATTTCTTGGCAGGTTCTGTACTTGAACAAGTCTGCCCGCCCATCTACCTGTACGGTTTCCACCATAAAACTGCAAAAGTCCTCTTATTCTTCCATCATCACAAAGAGCGTTTTTCATAGCATCATACTTCTTTACAGATGTCTTTGACAGTTCCTGCCTTATCTCAAGCATCCTTACAGCTGTTTCATTATCAAGGTCTTTTATCATCCCTGAGACCGTTTCTTTTCTAAGGTTGTCCACCTCTTCGCCTGTCTCTTCCTCAAGCCATTTAGTTAACTGCTGAACCGATTTAGGATTACTAAGCCCTGTAATTTCTTTTGCTTCTTCCATAAGGCTCTCTGTAATAGCCTGTGAACAATATAAAGCCCCTTCGATAAGCTTCTCATCTACGGCCACACCTGTATTGTTTATTATCAAATCCAGTCTCCACAATTCCATTTCATCGTACGGTACAGGGTGTCTATCTAGGATATTTTTTATAGACATTTCAGTCACTACATCCTGCTTGCAATACTCTCTAAACAGTTGCCATTTTTCGGGTTCGTGCTGTGGAAGTATTCTTACTCTTGGGTCCTTCTTTGACGGCTTATGTGGTACGCAGAACTTGCGTATAAGGCTTAAACCTACACCCATTTTTCTTTTATCTTGCGGCAGCCCTATAGCATCTCCTATGGCTGCTAAACCCCCGGGATAGCCTAAATATAAACCGTGGTGCATTGTACAAGCCCACCCGTTTAGTGGTAAGTCGTGCCCGTAATACTTAGACAAACAAAGCCACTCAAATGTTGCATTATACGCGCATTTTTCTATACCTTCCGATGTTATCAGACTATAAAGCAAGTCCATACCGGCTTTAAAGTCAGGCTCTGTAAAATCAAGTATCTGTACAGGACCTCCATCCAAGCTGTATGCAGCAAGCATTATTTCAAAATCGGGGGAGCGCACATATGCGTACG